AAAAACATGAGAGCAAGGCCGGACATCAAGTTTCTGCGTACACAGGTTTTAAACAGGACACGGGATTTTTTGCAACATTAGCGAGAACCCCCTCCATCTTTGCGTGAGTGAACGCAGAGGCTACCATACTTGACCTTTATCGCAGCGGAGAAATCCGCAAGGCTTGCCTCACGATTACGGGGGGCAATCCGCTTTGGAAGGACCTCGAACAAGAGGTCGTCCTGATTCTGCTGGAGAAAGACCCCGACAAGATTACCAAGATGCAGGTCCAAGGCTACCTGCGCTTCTACATCGTTCGGCTCATCATGAACCTGTACCGGGGCAACAACAACCAGTTTGCCAAGAAGTACCGACATCACGACGAGCGGGTCGAGGTTGACCCCGAAACCCAAGAACTGGGCAAGGACTACGACACCCTGCTTGACGACCTTTGGGCTATCGCCCAGCAAGAGATGGACTCTTGGGCCAAGGATGGGGCCTTCCCGTACGACAAAGAACTGCTGAACCTTCTTATGCAGACGGGCAATATGAAGGCCATGTCCCGTGAAACGGGCATCCCGTACAGGTCCATCATTTACTCCATCGAGCAGGCCAAGGCCAAAATCAAAACCGCAATCGAAGCCAATGGATATACTGGTCTATCCCATCCTGATTAGTGCTTTAGCGACCCTTGCAGTCGTGGAGTTCCGGGTCCTGCCGGGATGGTTCTACGCTTTGCCCTTCGCCAAGCGGAAGCCGTTTTCGTGCATGACCTGCTTCGGGTTTTGGATGGGGGTGTTGCTGACCCTGCCAACGTGCCAATGGTACTTGGCTCCAATCCTTGGGCTTGCCTCATCTGCCACCGCAATAATCATCCGGGAATGGACCTTCAAATGACCAACGACCAATTCATCGTGGCCCAAAAGCATCGCAAGTACTGGGACCAATATGTGGCATCCCTAACCATGCGACTGCCACCCGATGCCGTTGGGGAACTGCAAGCCATCCTGACCGCTCACGGACGACCCCCCACGAATTGGTGGTGCGCAGACTGCGTAAAATCGGCTCTTCAATACATTTACCTACAAGCGGACTTGTTTCTCGAAGTCAACCAAAACACCATAAACCACTCCCTGAATGCCCCTGCCAATCCCTAACGAGAACGAAAGCAAAGAAGGCTTCATCGGTCGCTGCATGAGCAATAACCAAGCCAATGCAGAGTTCCCTGATACGGCTCAACGATTGGCCGTTTGCGGCTCAACGTGGGAGAATCACAAGAGGCAACAGTTCGAGTCTTATTCGGACTACGGCCAAGAGATTCGGGCCAATGCAAAGAGGGGGATAGAACTCAACGAACGCAACGGGAATAAGTGTGCGACGCAGACGGGCAAGGTCAGGGCGCAGCAGTTAGCCAACGGGGAAGCCATATCGGTGGAAACCATCAAGCGGATGCACTCCTACCTGTCAAGGGCCGAAACCTACTACGACAACGCTGACGATACCAGCGACTGCGGTTATATCTCCTACCTCCTGTGGGGTGGTAAGTCTGCTTTATCGTGGAGCAGAAATAAACTCCGGGAACTTGGCGAACTCGAAGGCTAAGGATGACGAAGAGGCCCAAGTGCAGGCTCGGATGGACTCGCTGATGATGGTCATTACGACCCTCTGCGACTGCATCGGAGCGGTGGACGATTCCAATGCCCCGAACCAGTACGAAGTGAAAATGAAAATCGTAAACAAGATTAGCGACCTAATCGACAAAATCGAATACTGATGCAACGAGTACCCATAGGCACAATCAAGAACAACCCGAACAACCCAAGGGTCATCAAGGACGACAAGTTCAAAAAACTCGTGCAGTCCATTAAAGACCTACCCGAAATGGCCGAGGTTCGCCCCGTTGTCGTCAATACCGATATGGTTGTGCTTGGAGGCAACATGAGGCTCAAGGCCATGCGTGAGGCTGGATGGAAGGACATTCCGATTCAAGTCGTGGATTGGGACGAAGACAAGCAAAGGCAGTTCATCATCAAGGACAACGTAAGCGGAGGGGAGTGGGATTGGGAGATGCTTGCGAATGAATGGGACACCGAGGAACTGCAAGAGTGGGGTCTTGACCTACCCGACTTTGACAACGGCAAGGAACTGGAAGCGGAGGAAGATGACTACGAGATGCCTGACGAATTGCAGACCGACATAGTGCTGGGCGACCTGTTCGAGATTGGTCCGCATCGTTTGCTTTGTGGGGATTCAACTGATAGCGATGCCGTTGCACTATTGATGGATGTTGAAAAGGCAGATATGGTTTTTACAGATCCACCGTATGGGATTGCATACGATAATGAAGAAAGATGGTCGGGTATTGAAAAACAAAATAATTCAAGTAAACGAAATAAGGGTAAAATGATTTTAGGAGATGCGGAGGATTTTAATCCATCATTTCTACTTTCTTATTTTTCGTATTGTAAAGAAATTTTTATTTGGGGGATGCAATACTATCCCGAACATTTAGGGCGTGGTGGATGTATTGTTTGGAATAGAAAAACAGAATCTCAAAAGGATGTCCCACACGCAGATTTTGAACTTTGTTGGAGTAAGCAAGAAAGAAACAAAATGGCATGGATTACATGGGGTGGATTTAAGAGTAAAGAAAAAGGCGAGGAAAGATTACATACAACACAAAAACCAATTGAACTTGCAACATGGTTTTTTAATAATTGGGGAAAACAAAACGATTTAATTGCTGATTTGTTTTTAGGCAGCGGTTCAACAATGGTTGCATCACACCAACTCAACCGCAAATGCTACGGCATGGAACTTGACCCGAAGTACTGCCAAGTCATCGTGGACAGGATGCTTAAACTCGACCCGACCTTGGAGGTCAAGAGGAACGGCCTGCCTTACAAAACAGCAGAATAACAGCAAATGGGAGCCGAGGATATAAAGCAGCACGAGTTCAAGAAGGGGCAGTCAGGCAACCCCAATGGTCGTCCACGCAAGTACGTCAGCACCTTGGTTGACCAAGGCTACAAGCGGTCCGAAATCAACGACACCATCCAAAACATGATGGCCATGACCTTGGAGGAAGTCAAGGCGGTTTGGGACAACCCAACGGCAACGGTCCTCGAAAAGACAATCGCCTCGGCCATCCGCAAGTCCATCGAAAAGGGAACGCTCTACTCCATGGAAACGCTGCTCTCACGGGTGTACGGTCAGCCCAAGCAGGAGGTCGCTGCAACCATATCGCCTCAACCAATTTGGCAGGGCGTAAAACTACAAGTTGACACCAACCACAACGGCAATCAAGATTGATGGATTCCGCAAGAGAGTCCGAATAGTCCAAGGCGGTTCATCGGCAGGCAAGACCTTTGCCATCCTGTCCCTGCTCTACTCCTATGCAGCCAATCCCGAATGCGGACCGCTTGAAATATCCGTAGTTTCCGAATCCATCCCCCACCTTCGCAGGGGTGCGCTCAAGGACTTTCTTAAGATGCTCAACATGACAGGACTTTACCAAGAGGAACTATACAACCGAACGCTGCTCCGATACGACTTCCCGCATGGCTCCTACATCGAGTTTTTTTCCGCTGACCAGAGCGACAAGATGCGAGGGGCAAGGAGGGACGTGCTATTTATGAACGAGGCGAACAACATCGCATGGGAAGCCTATCACCAACTGGCAATCAGGACAAGGACCGCCATCTACATTGACTACAATCCAGTCCGAGAGTTTTGGGCGCATACCGAATTGATGAATGACCCCGATGCCGAGTTCCTGCTCGTTACCTACAAGGACAACCAAGCCCTTGACCCTGCCATCATCCGAGAGATTGAGAAGGCCAAGACCAAAGCCGAAACGTCAGCCTATTGGGCGAACTGGTGGAAGGTCTACGGCCTAGGTCAGGTCGGGACGCTACAGGGGGCCATCTACGAGGACTTCGAGGTGGTGGAGGGGATAGATGTCAGCCGAGCGAAATTCGTCGCCCTTGGGCTTGACTGGGGCTTCAGCAACGACCCTACGGCATTGGTCGCCATCTACCGCCAAGGGGACTGCCTGCTGATTCAGGAACTACTGTACTCCACGGGCCTTACCAACCAAGACATCGCAGACAAGTTGCGGTCCTTGGGCATTACAAGGGCTTGGGAGATAGTGGCCGATTCAGCAGAACCAAAGTCCATCGAGGAAATCTACCGACTTGGCTTTAACATCAAGCCAGCGGAGAAAGGCCCCGATTCGGTCAGGAACGGCATCGACATCCTGAAACGCTTTAAATTGCAGGTTACCAAGGATAGCACCAACCTGATCAAAGAACTGCGGTCCTATACTTGGGCTACGGATAAGGAAGGCAAGAACACGGGGGTCCCGATTGATTCCTTCAACCACGCCTGCGATGCGATGCGGTATGTGGCCCTTAACAAATTGAGGGTTAGCAACTCAGGGAAGTATGTTGTGGTGTAACTTTGCAGGACTAAACCTCAAAACCATGAACCTAAAGCACATCAAAGACGTAATCCTCGAAAACCTACGAGATATCAAACGAGCAATAGAGTTCCTCGTTATGCTTACAACTGTGCTAACCTGTGCGACTATCATTACGGCTATTGCCTGTATTATTGGCTACAAGGTGGCTCTTTTCCTTTGTGGGTTACTTGGTATCGCAATATGAACACCGAACGCATCCTTGACCTGCTAATCGAAATTGGGAAGACGCTTGCAGCCGTTTTCTTTATCCTCACCCTTCTAACCCTCCTTTGGACCTTATGAAAGTCGTTCACTATTACCACGTTTATTGCGGAGGGAACTGGCAGTTGATACTCAACCAGCACATGATGGCGGTCTGCAACTACGGCCTCATCAACGTCTTGGACGAAATCCGTGTAGGCATCGTCGGACCACCCGAACAACGCAAAGCAGTCAAGGAGGTGCTGGAGAACTCGATGGTGGCCGATAAGGTCAAGGTCGTAGTTACCCGAACCAACGCTTGGGAGCAGGCGACGCTGACCGAGATGTACCGGGCCAGTCAGGAAGAGGAAGCCGTGTACCTGTACGCCCACACGAAGGGGGCAAGCGACCCATCCCTCATCAACCAACTTTGGAATCGCAGCATGACCTTCTTCAACGTTGTGGCTTGGGAACGCTGCCTGCAACTGCTCGAAGGAGTGGATGCGGTCGGATGCCATTGGATTACCAAGGAGCAGTTCCCTCACATGGCGGACCACAACAACCCCGAAGGCTACCCCTACTTTGGTGGAACCTATTGGTGGGCCAAATCCTCCCACATCAAAGAACTGGGCGAACCTGTACGGGACCACCGCTGGCAGGCAGAGCATTGGATTGGCAAGAAACCCGACACCAAGGTCCACGACTCCAACCCCGGATGGCCTTCACCCGAACGCTTTGTCATAACCTTCTAATGTCTTTCATCAACATCGTTACACCCTGCTCAAGACCCGAAAGCCTTGGGGCCATTGCGGATTCAATAAAC